AACAATGAAAGAGGATAAGCCTAACCGACACACGATAAGCGATCTCAAACAGATGCAAAGTCTACCTCTCAAGATAAAGATTAGCATGACCGAGAGAAGAATTTTTGATTGGTATGACTACTGGCAAGGGGATGTATATCTATCATTCAGCGGTGGGAAAGACTCAACAGTATTGAAGCACATCATCGACAACATGGGATTGAATATACCGAGCGTGTTCGTAAACACAGGGCTTGAGTATCCTGAGATTCAGAAGTTTGCGATGAGCCAGCCGAATGTTATTGCTGTTAGACCGCAAATGATGTTTCCCGAAGTTATTAAAAAATATGGGTATCCTGTTATTTCAAAAGAGGTGGCAAACATAGTTCAATATGCGAGAACAGGTGGCGAAGAAAGCACTAAATATAAAAAGTTGTTTGGGGAACTGAAATATAACGGACAAAAGTCAAGGTATTGTGCGGACAAATATAAATATCTTTATGATGCGCCTTTCAAAATAAGCGCAAATTGTTGCGCTGTTATGAAAAAGAAACCTTCCCACGATTATGAAAAAACTTATGGTAGGAGACTTATCGTTGCGACAATGGCACAAGAAAGCAGATTGCGAGAAAGAAGCTGGATAAAAAATGGATGCAACGCATTTGCAACGCAACGCCCAACAAGCGCGCCGATGTCGTTTTGGACAGAGCAAGATGTTCTCCACTACCTAAAAGAAAGAAACGTTCCATATTGTTCCGTTTATGGAGATATAAGGGTAAAGCCGAAATCTTCAGAAGACGAAGAACAAATCACATTTGCCGATTGTCTTGGCGATTATAGCGGAGAGACTCTTGAGACAACTGGTGTAAGCAGAACAGGTTGTATGTTTTGTATGTTCGGATGCCATCTTGAGAAAGAGCCAAATCGTTTTCAGCGATTGAGGGTTACCCATCCGAGACAGTACGAATATTGCATAGGCGGTGGCGAGTTTGTAGATGGGATGTGGCAACCGAATAAGCAAGGATTAGGACTTGGCTATGTATTGGATTACATAGGCGTTAATTACAAATAGAAAGGAGAACTAAATGTACCTAGAGTATATCGATTTGACCCAATGGCAGACACAGAAATCCATCCGTGAAACGCTCAAAGCGAAAGGAATTGAGCCAGACCAGGACTTGAGGTCTTTTCGGAGAGAGGTTCAATCAAACAACAGAGCGTGGGCAGAGGGAAAGAGTGGTTTCTATATCGTCCACGATAATTACCGAGGTTATAAGGCGGCTACATCTGTCGAAGAGATAGACAGAAGCCTTGCAGACCTTGAGAAGAGATCATTCTCCATGCTGAAAGCCACACGCAGAGCGAGGATGGCGTTAGGCAATGTAAGGCAAGGGTCTTACAACAACTTGAGGGAGATAAGGCAGAACAGAGGACTCACAGGCATGGCTTTAGTAAGGCTCATGAAAGAGAAAGACCCCAAGTTTGATTCACCGACCCTCTCTCGCATTGAGAACGGCAAGGTGTTGCCGACCCCGGAAACACTTTCACAGTTGGCTGAAATCCTAGAGTGCGAAACATGGGAGATAGTCAATCCACAGTATCTAATGTGAGGTGAAGATATGGTTTTAGTATTCGACTCCGATGTAGCGACCAAATACGGACTCCGTGAAGCGATCCTTTTCCAAAGCATTTGCTATTGGATAACTCGCAACAAGGCTAACGAGATTGCTTTCTACGATGGCAGGTATTGGACATTCAATTCTGTATCAGCGTGGTCGGAACTCTATCCGTTCTTAACCGAGAAGCAGATAAGAAGCACTTTGGACTCGCTTATCTCACAAGGGTTGCTGATTAAAGGCAACTACAACAAGAACCCATTCGATAAAACGGCATGGTATTCGCTTACAGATTTAGGGGAATCGATTTGCCTACAGAAAGATAACCGATTTGCCGTAGAGGGCAAACCAATACCAAGTAATAACTATAAAGAAATAAATATAAGTAATAAAGAGAAAGAAATACTAAAGAAAGAGAAAGTGAAAGCACCGACTCTGGAAGAGGTCACAGAATATGTCAGAGCCAAAGGCTATCACTTCTCCCCAAAAGATTTCTTCGACTATTACGACACCGCTAATTGGCATAAGGCTGACGGAAAGCCTGTCCTTAATTGGAAGCAATGTTGCGTGACATGGGAAACCAAGAGAACGGAAACTCGCTCCAATGTGACACGAAGACCAATCATAGATATCAGCGATCCGAATACCTATGCCAATGACAGAGATGAAAAGGAAAGGCTGAATAAATGGGATTAAAGACTTGCGAGGTCTGTGGAGAACCCCTCTTCCGGGAGATAGAGGTGTTTGGACAGAAGATGGTAGTCCGTAGAGCGTGTGCCTGTAGGAGAAAAGAGATAGAGGAAGAGAACAAACTCGCTGAAGAGTCAAGGATATACAACCGAGCCAAAGACATCCTTGAACTTGGTTACCTCGATAAATCCTACGCACAGTACACATTCGCATCCACAGACGATAAGGAAAGCAAAGAGTATCACGACATGGTACAGTACGCAGACCATTGGGATAAGGCAAAGAAAGTCAACCGAGGTATCTACCTCTACGGAAATGTCGGAACAGGAAAGACATTCTATGCATCATGCATCGCCAATGAGGTACGGAAGAAATACGGAGACTATGTCCTCATAGGAACGGCATCAGCGTTAGTCCGTTACTTTACTAGGGATTACGGACGGAACGAAGATGCTGAACAACAGATAAAGACATATCCTCTCATGGTCATCGATGACATAGGCACAGAGCGAGAGTCAAACAACGGCTTGAGCGTGATGAATGAAATCATCGATATGCGTTACACGGCAAAGCTGCCGTTAATAGTAACATCTAACTTCCCAATTGATGATGTCTACAAAGGATTAGGGATGTTGGGTGACCGAATCAAATCACGACTAAATGGTATATGCGTACCATACAAAATCACAGGAAAGGATAGAAGAAACAATGGCTAAAACAAAGAAAAAGAACTACATCGATGAGATGTTTCCAGAGGTAGAAGCGTTTATCGGAAAGGTCGATTACACAGACCTGGTGCTGACAGTAGCATCGGACGGACAGTACATCCTCGCTGAAGCACCATTCGGAACAAACATTAAGAATGGAGAAGCATTAGCGATAGCGAATGAAGAGGGGATCGTAACCAATGTCACGGCTATCTCAAGCATATGCATGGATAGACTATCACCGGAGTTTGATTTTCTAATCGCTGCTTCCGTATATGAACTTCCACTACCGAAAGTGGTAAGCCGAATCAAGTGTGAGGTAGTGAAATGGGAATAAAGAAGAAGCATCCGCAAGGTGTTGAACAGTTTGCCGACTACGACAACACACAAGCGAATGCCACTCCGCAAGACGATATTATCACATTAGAGGGGCAGATGTCACTATTTGATGCACCGCCCCTCAAGGTGCATAACAAAGTCCGTCTTATAGAACTGTTCTCTGGAATAGGGGCGCAGGCAAAGGCGATGCAAAGGCTAGGTGTTGATTGGGAGTCATGGGGTGCATATGACATAGACCCCTATGCCGTTAAAGCATACAACACGATCCACGGCACAGACTATGTGCCAACGGATATCTGCCAGATGCATGGTAGCGATTTGAATATCGTAGACAGAGATAAATATACATACATCATGACTTACTCATTCCCATGCCAAGACCTATCAATAGCAGGGCGTGGCAAAGGGATGGCTAAAGGCTCCGGAACACGAAGTGGATTGCTTTGGGAAGTGGAGAGGTTGCTTCGTGAACTTGGGGATGATCTGCCCCAAATCCTGGTCATGGAGAATGTCAAGCAAGTCATCGGTAAAAAGAACAAGAGAGACTTTGACTCATGGCGAGAAGCATTGACCGAGATGGGATATGACTCCCAATACCAAGTGATGAACGCCAGAGATTATGGGGTGCCGCAGAACCGAGAGCGTTGTTTCATGGTAAGTTGGCTCGGAAACTATTCATTCACGTTTCCAGATCCCATTCCGTTAAAAACCAGAATGAAAGATGTTCTGGAAGATGCTGATGAAGCCTATTTTTTGAGCGAGGAACAGATTGCATCGTTTGTGCGCCAAACAAAGAAGCACGAAAGCAGAGGAAACGGTTTTAGATACGAACCTTTTGATCCCCTTGATCCAAACTGTCCAGATGTGGCACATGCCGTGTGCGGAAAGGACAGAAAGGAGATAACGGCAAACTATATTGCCGTTAGACAGAGTACAAATGGCTAAAAAGGCACGTTGCGAGTGCATTGGCACTATCGAGGGTGGGGGATACGAAAAGATGTTTGAGGAGATCCGTAGAGTTTACTCTCCAGAGGGGACTGTAACCGCTAAAAAGGGCGGACACCATGAAGTTAAGACTATGGTGGATGCCAGAATTCGCAAATTAACTCCTCTGGAAGCGTGGAGATTGATGAATTTTGATGATTCGGACTACTACAAGGCAAGATCTGTCGAGAGCAACACGCAGCTTTACGCCCAAGCAGGCAACTCGATAGTAGTCAACTGTCTGGTCGCAATCTTCGGACAGATGTTTGAGGGAAAGGAACACATATATGAAAAATAAATACGCATTGACACTTAAAGATGTAAAGAAAAAGGGTGTCGAAGAGGGATTGTTCCTCATGGCACATATATGTCTTATAGCGTTGGAAAACACTATGAATAAATGGGATATCCCTGTAGACAATCAGTTCTATAAGGATATGGAATCCGAGATGAATGACATATACAAAGAAGTCATGGAAGCTGCCCCAAACGGAGAGATAAAGGAGATGGCTGAACGGCTTTCGTTTTATGTCGATGAGATAAGAGAGAGGAGAGGAATGGATGATAGTCAACGGGTCGAAAGCGATAGAGCAGATTGAGATAATCCTCTCGTCCAACCTAATCCCGGAAGATGCCGTAAAGGCGTTTGAGCAATGCATTCACATCATCGAGTCATGCGACTTGGATGAATGCGGAGACGGAGTGACGGTGAGGATGGAGAACGGATACGAACTCTCACCCCATGTATTTGAAGAGGTTGAGAGGGTTGAGAACGCCACAGTTGTTATCAGCAAGTGTGTCCAGTGCGGAAAATACGACATAGGATGGTACAGAGAATGACAGAGTTTATTCATTTCAATTGGCAGATATTCAAAATGCTTGGTCTTGTATCAGCAAATACGCTGATGGTGGTGTTCTTGCTTAATCTGTTTCTTACTCTTGTACACGGAATATTTGGGGGTGGGGATGACGATGAATGAAGCGATGCCCCATCTCGTCTGGAAAGAACAAGACGGTGAAACTGTGGAATGGTTCTATGGTGCTAGTTGGGAGATAAACGCCTTTTGGATGAATGATCTGAAAGGCTCTCCCACAAGGGAAGAAGCCATCCAATCTTACAAAGACCGCAAGGCAAATAAATACATGGAGTTGATGGAGAGCATATGGACAGATACATAAACCAAGAAGACATATTGATAGTAATAGATACAGAGATAGAGTACGCCAAGTTGACAGGAAACTTTGGCAAGGTTAAATACTTGGGCGAGATTAGGGAACAGATAGAGAAGATGCCTTACCTAGAGTTCCCTAAGCCGAAGACCGAAGCCGAGCCAATCATGTACAGACATACAGAGGAGAGGGAATGAAAGAAGAATACATTGATGTAAACAGGCTAAAGGAAAACCTAATAACAGAGATATATTCCTACAGTAAGGGCGATATTAGGAAAAGACTATTCGCTAGGGGATTATCTCTCGCCTATGACATTGTGAACAGACAACCAACAGTAGAGCCAAAGCATGGGTATTGGGTGAACAAGGGATTTGAACCATTGAGGTGTTCCGAGTGTGGAATTGTGGTCGATGCCTACAACGGTATTCCGTGGGCGTGTAAATCGTTTCGTTTCTGTCCGCATTGCGGAGCGGATATGCGAGGTGAAGAAGATGGCAAGGTTAATTGATGCAGATGCTCTGTACAATTCGCTTGGAGCGAGTGGCAACTGTGGTAGTTGTCAACTTGATGCTTACAAATGCCAATATTACAACGAGCATACATTGATGGAGTTCTGCGAGAGAATTGACGATGCTCCAACAGTAGATGCCGTATCGCTTGAGGATTATAGGTCTATGGAGCAGACTGTCAATAAACTAACAAAGGCAATCTCAGAAAACCACATTGAGCATGGGCATTGGATTGATGATTGGGATATAGGATGTTCTGTTTGTAGCGAGTGCGATGACTCGTTCTTGTGGGAAGATTTCAATGGTGTTAGAGAGTTTAATTATTGTCCTACTTGTGGGGCGAAGATGAATGAAAGAGGTGATGCCCAATGATGCCAAGTTACAGAGATGGTTGGACTATGGCAAATCCCTCTTATATGATATGTTGCCCCACTATTGGGGCAAAGACAGATGAGGTGACAGAATGACTTGGGGATTATTAAAAGAAGTAATGAAAGACATTCCCAATGATGCAACCATTATGTCGGATAGCGGTTGGGAGTGTGACCCTACGGACACCGATGGCGTGTGGTATGACGATGAAAATAACATCGTGTATCTAACGCAAGGAGATACTATTCGTAACAATGGATATGATTATGACGATTATGGGTATCGTGGCAGATATGGTCAGAAACGTAACTATGTCTGTGTTTACACACAAAAAAGACCGCATGGGTGGAAGAAAGAGGATGTGCCACCATGTTGGAACTGTCGGTACTCATTAGATTTTTGTAGTAGCAGATGCAGAACGTTTGAAGATGAGGTGGAAGGATGATGGACGATACATTATTTTGGGTGTTGTTTGTAGTAACGTGCCTTATGATAATCTCCTTAGACGTATGATTTGGAAATGAGGTGACCGAATGTACTACGCATACATGATACCTTTAGCACCTGTGGGAAAGAAAAACTCCCAACAGATACTGATAAACCCCAAGACAAAGCGACCCTTTATTTCCCAATCGGCTAGATATAAGAAGTACGCCAAAGATTGTGTACTGTATCTCCAATCACAAGGTATCCCACAAGAACCGATAACATACCCTGTGCATATCGATGTGAGGTTTTGGATGCCAAGCAAGAGAAGATGCGACACAGTAAATCTGCAAGAAGCGTTATGGGATATCCTGGTCGATGCCAAGATACTTGCCGATGATAACCGGGATATCATCGCTTCGGCACAAGCCATGACCTTTTGGGATAAGAATAAACCGAGAACCGAATTCGTGATTACACCATACGAAGAAGAATACGAACAATGGAGAGATCTAAATGGCTAGAGCAAAGCAAGAACGGATATGCGAGATTTGTGGAAAGACATTCTTCTATACCGCCCATCTGCGAACAGTATGCTCTTATGAATGCAGAGATGCACTCCGAAAACTGAAACAGAAAGAGCATAACGATAAACGGAGAGAGGGCAGACATTATAAGAAACTGTATGTCCACAAGCCTGCTACAGATAACATGAAAGCGTTGGAAGAGGATGTGATCCGAGCTGCCGAAAGCGGTATGTCATATGGATACTTCCAGGCTTTCCGAGGTGATGAACGATGATGCCGAAAAGATTGTGTGTAGACCCTCATTTAATGGCTTTAAACCTAATGAGATGTGCGTGTAGGGAAGCGTGTCATGGATGCAATTATGAGTCCTATGGAAAGATTTGCGAGGACAGAGAACTCAATGATTCATGCATAGACAGAATGATGCGAGAAGCAGCCATGCTCCTCGACCCCACCACACAACCGACTATGGCATCACTAGATATGAGAGATATTAGAGAAAGGAGAGAATATGCCAAGACCGAAGAAAGAGACGGCTGAACAGAAGAAACAGAATGTTGCCGACATCATCAGCCGAGGACTAGGAATCCTTGAAACGGCTAGGGAGTTAGGCACAGTTAAACTTGAGGATACCAATGCCGTAAAGGAACGCACGATGCTATATCTCAACGATTGCATGAATAATGGCGTTCTTCCGGACAACCAATCATATGCCCTAGTATTGGGACATACACCATCTACCATTACGGCATACATACGGAGTCATTCGGAAACGGATGAGACCAGGATGTACTTTGAACAAGTGAGGGAACTGTTCTCATCGATGCTTTCTCAAGCAGCTCTCAACGGACAAGCGAACAACATCTTTGCGATCTTCTCACAGAAAGCCAACTTCGGATGGCGAGAGGATAAGCATATAGTAGTTGAACATCAAACTCCATTGGGATTGCCTAAATCGGAGAAAGAGATAAAACAACTCCGGGATAAGTACGCAATAGATGCCAAGTATGAGGATGTTAAGGATGGGAGTAATTAGGACATACAGTAAGCCGAGGGTCTGTGTGGTCTGTGGGAAACCTATCACAAGCAAAAAGAAAGGCTATTGTTCTGTTGAATGCAAGAACAAAGCGAGGGTGATCCAACAGAGGAATGACAGACGATTCGCCAGAGAAATGAACATCCCTTACGAAATATTTGTGAAAAAGAATGATGGTACACTTTTTTGACCATATTATCTGTTAGAATATAAATGTAAGGTAACTCCTCCACAGACCTTACTATGGGCGATGCAGATTATTTTGGTTCATGGTATAATCCTTAATTTTTTCCTTGTAGTTATTCCCATTAGTCCTCCTTAAATGTGATTAGCGTGTACAGAAAAGACCGTGCTTATCCTTTCCACGGTCTTTTTTGTTGCATAAAATTGTTTAATCTACTGACACCCTACTGACACCGCCACCCCTCGCAAACCCTATTAAAATAAGGAAATGTTCGGGTTCTATCTGGGCGCAGACGGCAGAAGTAGGGTTATCTCCGCAAAACCCCTTTGCAAAAGGAAAAACCCCCAATTTACCGATGTTTGCGGTATCTTGGGGGTTTCTTGTTTTGTATATTTGAGTAGCGTTTTGTAGCGTGGAATAGTGGTGCTACTGACACCGCTACTGACACCGATGTCGCTAGGAAAAATCCGAGATGGTGCGGAAAAGTCGTTCGGAAAAATCCGTTTCAGTTCTCTTCGATGATGATACGGAGTTGACCCTCGGTCGCTACCGCTTGGAGTTTCTCAAGGTCACCATAAGTGACATAGGGAAATGTCACTTTGTATGTCACTACACCTTTGCCCTTTAGGAACTCTACCTTATCCACACCTGCACACCATTTGTCTGTGCCTATGCGATACCATGTGTAGCCGTCTGCTTCGGCATCTTCGTAGACATTGTAGTATCCCTCTGCGAGGAAACCGAGTCTGTCACCCTTGAGGGATGGCTTGTTCCGACAGTTGAGGAAAGCCAAGCCGACATGAATTTGGTCACGAAAAGCATCACGGCTGACAGGGGGAACAGGGGATAGGTCACGATACTTGATAAGGTCGTACTCTTTTGAAGATGGATTAACAAATATATTCCTATCTTCTACATAGAGATAGGGGATAGGGTCTATACTGTTTGCCTTTGCGTTGCTACCTTTACGCAATTCAAAGTGGAGATGCTGACCATTTGAATAGCCACTATTTCCCATGAAGCCGATGACTTGACCCTTTTTAACCTTGTCACCGTTCTTGACACAGATGCCTTTAAGCAGGTGTCCGTACATCGACCACCACCCACCACCATGCGAGATGTTCACATAGTTGCCATAGATACGCTGATTAGGATAGGTGTTGCCATACCCATCAGCACATCCGACAACAGTTCCGTCTTCGATAGCAACGATAGGCTGATTGTTGAATACGCCATCATTCCAACCGAAGTCCAAACCCAAGTGACCGCTATGATACACTTGGGTTATTTTTATATATCTTGATAAGGGATAAATGAAATTCATGCTTACCTCATGAAGAATATGTAATTATGTATCTGTATGTCGTGCTTGGTAAAAGCCCATATGAAGATGTGTTCGTGTAGTACGACAAGACATTTCCACTCTTTAATCTTATGCAAGTAGCACCTGCGTTAGATGCGTTAGATGAGGAGAACACGTTAGTGTTCATGGCAGATGAACGAGAGTAGGAAGTAGAAGATGATGTGGAGTTTTTATAAATCCATGTGGTTACTCCTTGATTTTGAGTACCGCTTGTCCCGTAGGTCGGGGAAGAAGAAAACACGGATTTTGTCATTGTCCATTGTCCCACGGCATACCTTTGCATACTACTGTACCAACCTGTACCGCTGACATACGCACCACCCTCGACAACCACGATGCACGAAATAGGATAACCGCTTCCTGTGTATGGAATGTTGACAGATGAAGCCCCTGCACTTGACGGGGTAGTGAATGTTCCCTCAACTATGTTGGATGCTCCACCACCGCCACCCTCATATGTGCCTGTAATGGATGCCACGCAATCAGCATCACTACTGTCACCAATCTGTACAACAACATCTTTCTTGATATTGTCTGCCGTTAGGTTGGTCATTGTGACCTTGTTAATAGTCTGCGTTCCTGTTGTGTACACGCCACTAGCGATGGTTTGGTTACTTGTGGATGGGTGATATGTGGTCGCACCTTTAGTCGTGACGTTTGCGGTCAAACTCACACTTGAATTCCCCGCTGTTCCAGCTGATACATAACCAGCTGTAGTAACTCTTGGAGTAACTGATACTGTTTTGCTCAAAGTCAATGTGTTAGTTCCTGTGGAAACAGTAGCTGAAGTTCCGCTGATTGATGTGGGTGCTGTTGCTGTTCCACTTGGCATAGCATTGACAGTAACAGTATCCAGTCCGTCATATCCACTATCGGCAGTTATCGTCTGTTGAGAAGTCGTAGGCGTAACAGTCTTGTCTTGCAGATTTGGCTCACCTGATTGAACACTTACATTAACTGTTGCATATTCCGTCACATCAATATTGTTTCCGTTCTGAGTAATTGACTTACTTCCTTGCGGACGGATATACGTTAGCACATTATCATTCTCATCTGTAGCTTTTATTCCTGTGACATTGGTAAACTCATCACCAAATATCTCTAATGTATCGTTTGGCATTTTTCACTCCTTACTCAAATGGTGATACGTTGGGGTAGTCCAACTCATACACTTCAACATGGAATGTTCCGTCAAGCGTTCCATACGAACTGATATAGCGTGAGTAAATACTTATTTGGTCGGTACTGTTAAGTGTTGCGTATACTCCGTAAGAGATAGAACTATAATCGAGAGTTCCATTGCTTTTTACATAGTACGAAGTTCCTGCTACTGCACCTGCACGAGATGTCCACCCCAATGAACCATAATAATATCCGTTGCGAGTACCAGCTTTATCGAAAATCTTAATAAATATGATTTTGTCACCGCTACTGAATGTACTCGAAATGCCTGATATGGTTATCGTGTCAACTAATGTAACCGATGTACTTGTAGTGGAAATGGTTAAGTCTTTTTGGGCGAGCAAGGTGTAACTACTTCCACCACCGCCACCACCTCCACCATCAGGTGGAAGCACGATAAATCCATCTTGGTCTTGGGTTACAGACCCACCACCTCCGCCACTTGCCGTTCCTGTTGTTATCGTTCCGTCAGAAGCAAGGAAAATCTTCCCTTGTGCCACATCAGATGCAGTTGCGGTAGTTACAGAGGCATCATCAAAACGAGCTGTTCCGCCACCTGTTTTTGGGAGTGTGACCGCTGGCACATCTGAATAACTCGCTCCCATTATCGTTACGTTTTGTGCCATTGTTTACTCCTTATGAAATGGAAAGTATCTTTGTTGTACTGTCCTGTGAAATGGTAGGAAGTGATAAAGAACCGGCAACACCTAACAAGGTCACACCGCTCTTGATATTGGATGCAATAATCTTGCTCTGCTCGGTAGAAGAAATGGAAACTGTTCCGCCTGACGTGTAACCTTGCGGAATGGTTACTGTTCCAGCTTTGGTTGAGATAGTTCCGCTTGTGCTACCATTGTTTGCCATAGATCCGCTAACTTCTCCACCTGAACCATATGCGGTTTTGCCTGTAAGGATATCCCCTGAAGCTGCGTTTCCTGATGCGGTATCGTAGAATTTCGCAGTACCGCCACCACTCTTGGGAATATCCACTTCAGGAACGGATTGATATGTTACACCATTGATGACTATATTTTGTGCCATGATTAACTCCTTATGTTACTGTTAATACTGAACCATTCCAGCCAATCTTTCCGTAGTTAGAAGGAATGGGATCTATTGTTACTTTAGAAAGTCCTTGATACTCCAAATCGAATGTGATCACTTGCGTTTCATCACTTGGAGTAGCGGTCTTTTCTTGCAAATTGATAGGTCTGATGATGACGTTAATCGCATCACTATAACCCATGCCTACTGTCGTATTTGAATTCTCAATAGACATAGGCACTTGCGTAGGAGTTCCCACGTCCATATCTACTACAATCGGATTGACTATCATGTTATATCATTACCTCTGCTTTAAGGTTCTTTTCAAATCTCAAGCCTTGAATGGTAGATGCACATCTTCTTGAAACTGTGCCGTCCATGTATAGGAAGTTTACTTGAATCAGTACATCTTTAGGCATGGCGAGTGTCTCTTCCTGGGAGAGTTCCACATCTATCTGTTGTGCCGTTACTGTCAAATCAGCAGCTGACTTCTCCAACAGAACATTGTTGTTATAATCGCTGAATGTCACGGCTATCTGTGTTGCTAAAGTTAGATCGATAGTGTCCGGGAATGTCAGCGACAAGGTTGGTGTAGTGCCTTTGTACATCTTTATCCCTCTCCGACTTCTGTGTTATCTACTTCCTGTTCATCTTTGGGCATCTCGATAGAGCCGTTGGCTTTGTAGTAGTTATTGGAAGAAATGCCTAATAGGGAGTTAAGGAAGAGGTCGATAGCGGTAATGGTGAGAGGGATTTCCTTTGTAAAGGGGAGATGCCAAATCTCACCGAGGGTCGCATAAAGGACAGAAAGTGCAGGAAGCACCACTCTGCCGATAAAGGCTAATACATCATACGTTTGGTTGCTTAATAACATTACTTACTCTCCTTTATCCATTTAATATCTGTTTTCATTTCCGTAATAACGCTAGTCAATTCTGCAAATTTCTCAGCATACGAATTGTGTATCTGCAACTTCTCGTCTATCTGCTTTAGTTTGTCATCCAACTGTGTATCACGGATTGCTTGGCTTCTTATCTGCTCGTCTTGTGATTTTCGCAGATTATGTAACTGATTTAATATTCCCAAGATGCCCCCTATAATTCCAATCAATACTGAAATCGTTGCAAAATTAAGTTCCATCTCGTCACCTCATATATCTCAATTCCCTTATCGTCCATGTCGCACTTGCAGAGTCAGTTGTAAACTTGAGTACCTGTCCTTTGACAACGGGAATGATAATCGCAACCACGGCATAAGCATCGTAAGCAGGAAAGTAGTAATAGTTATTACCATTTACGTTGATGAACAAGGTGTTCCCTGCCGTGTTTCCTCTTGTGGCATACATATATACCCACCCATTGTTAGGTACAGTATATGTTGCCGTTGTTGCATTTGTGGGTTGAGCAGGGATAGTGCTTAACAAACTGGCATATGTTGTGTAATTTAAATTAGGTTGTAATGCGTTTGAACTAATTCCGTTTGTATTTCCTACCATGTTGCACCTCACTAACTAAATGTAACTGAAGAACCCGATGCAAAAAATACCGATACAGGCGTATTGTTTGCAACGCTTGATGCAGATGAAAGCCGTAGCAGAACATATATGCCACTACCGCTGACAACGGTCGGTGTCACCGTGCCTACGCTATTCAATGCGACACCGTTTGCGATATAACCACCCCCTACGTGCCTAATATAAACATTTCCATTTATAGACACAGAAGATGCACGAATTGGAACTCCAATCGGTATAAAGAACTCAATAACAGTTTGGCTAGATGTTAGATGTCCTGCACATACCATCGGAGCGATGCCAACAGAGTCTCCTGCCTTGTATGAAAAACTGTTAACAGTAAGAACATCGCTACCCGCCACGCTTAAACTTCCTGTGATGTTGCCACCGCTGATGGGTAGGTACGCATCGTCACCGCTCAACTGTACATCTGCTCCTGTGGTGATGTGGATTGTGGGAATGACCAATGCGTTGTCCTGTGCTTTCGCCCATATCTCCACACCGTTGGCTACTGTGTTGCATATCGGTGAGTAGTTTCCGCTTGTCGCATCTGCGTTGGAGAATGTGACCTCAACTCCGTCTGTGCCTTTGACACCTGTTAGGTTAATCAACCCCTTTTTGGGATAGTCTGCATATGTGGCATCGCTCGACCATGTTGCGACAGATTGGTTGTAAAAGTATTTTCCTGTCTGCGAGTTGTCCAATATGTCTTGGACTTCATCGCCTGTCTGCGTAAGTTGATAATCAGCCATCTTCTTTCTCCTCTTCTTTTAACTTGCCGTCAAGGAACATGATACAAGCCAATAACTTGTCCAAGTTCTGTCTGCCATGCACCTCGATGCTCTCAAGGGTTGTGATAATCTTCTGTATCTCTTCTTTTGTCATGCTTCACCTCATGTTGATGCCAATAGGTAATATGTTGTGCCGTTGATAGCGATTGGAGTTAGCACCAAACTCTTCAATCCGTAGGTGGTTGAGTAAACATTTAAACGGGGCACAAAGTTTATGGACTGAAATCCTATTAGTGGGTTTCCGCCTGGTCTTCTTATTTCAATATGGGCGTAATTGTCACCACCGCTACTCGTCCATGCTTGTAGAGAAATCACTTCCGATGTTGATGCCAACGGGTCAAAGAAAGAGATGGTGGGGTGATAGCCACTCCCCCCCTCATAAGATGTAGCAGTTACCGTCATAAGGGCTTTACCCTCTATTGGAGTATTTATTTGCAACCCTGCCGTTGAATAGCGTTCGTTTAAACTTGTTTCGCCACTCATCGAATACAATCTTAATGTTGTGTTGTTGTAAACGTAGTCACGCATCCATATGTTCGTCTGTAAATTGTTTATACCCGCTACAACCTCGGTACGCAATATGTTCACTCCGTCCTTGATTACTTGCAACTGTGAAGCCACAACACCATCTTTTGTGATTGCGTTGGTATAGGTCAGCCCACCATCTGCTGATATACCGATACCGCCTGCCGTACAACGCAACCATGATTTGTCATCATCGGTTTCGTAGATAGTGAAACCACCATTCGTGCCGTCACCATTGTCAATCCATTCAAACACACCTTTGGTGTTATTGATGTAATCGGATGCCGTCTTAATCGCTTCGTTTATTTTGTTGTTGAATGATGTGACCAACGGACTCTTGTTCAAGGTGTGTGCTACCTCTGTCTCGCCATAGCAATGTAACTCTTCAGCAAGACCGCCTGTTATCCTAACCACACGCTCCATGACATAGACCGAGAGGTTGTTGCCGTCTTTGTCTACCACAGACACGATGTCTCCTGCATCCACACACGGATTGCTTCGCCATGCCACATCGCATGGTGTTACTGTGATGCCGTCTACTTGGAGCAACCCCTCGCACAGATAGTCTAGTTCACTCTGTGTGATAAAGGGGTTTGTATATGTAATAGCGTTACCGCCATAGTATGTAGGATAGATTGGGTTCTCTTCCGTACCGCTGACGATGGATGTGTATGTGACCGCACCGCCATAGTTAATCTTCGCACCGCCCATGTGCTGAACATTACGCCCAACCTCAAAGCCGTGGTCTTTGTATTGGCTTACCACTAAGTCTCCGTTACGCCCCATGTGAGCATAAGCACCGACAAGACCTACTATCCAACCGATGTAATCTCTGTATGTTCCCTCATAGGCTTCTGGCAGAGATGCGTGTTTGTTGTGATCTATTGCATCCGACACTACTAGTCTGTAATTATCGGATGTATAGAGATAGTAATCATCGGATGATAACAATGCATATACAATGGCATCATAGGTGAGCGTGACACCGAAGTATGTCGCTATCGCTTCAAGCAATTCCCATGCCTTGCAAGGGAATGTCACACCGATGGTCGTTGCATTGAAGTCTTTCATAAACTTCTGCATCCCATCGTATGCCGTGATGTTCACCGTGTAGCCGTCATCGTTAGTCTCGGCATTGGTCACCCAAAACACACCGAGGGGTACATAGGTCACAGTAGCAGGTGTTCCGAACTCCAAGCCTACATACGGATGTATCTCTTTGCCCATCAAACTCATGGTCGTGGTCACAGGGCGATAGGTCATCTTAAACTCATCCATACAAGTTGTGCCTATCTGTAAGCCATCGTTGGAACAGACGATGTTATCCCATTCCATAGAGATTATCTCGCCATTTATTCCGTCACCCACCATAGTGGTAGTAACGCCACCGCTGATGACCTCGCACTTCGTGGCAATAGTCCTGTCTACCGATGCACACGCATTATTAAAATCTGTTGCATTAGGTAAGATGTACATTAAATACCTCTATTTTGTTTGCAAATCTAAAATCTCTTTATCGTATAAAGAAAATCGGAAAAGAAAATGTTGGACAGTATAACTTGACCTTTAAATATTTCCTTTCCGAAATCCTTAATAAATAATCAATATTCGATGAAGTTGAAAGCGAGGTCTGTCCATAGGTACTCTCCGTTCACTACGGAGTACAATGGTGCTTTCCTATCTCCGACATACACAGTTGCCGTTCTGTTTGCCCCTGTATATGGGTCGGGGTAGGTGAGTGACATACTCGCTCCGTTCACCGCCTGCAATACAGTTGATACCTGCGACATGGAGAGTGGGGGAAACTTCACCTCAATCTTCCGAGGTGCATTAGCACCCCCACGAACTCTGTCTCGGAACATATATCCTGTTTGGTTACGACCGCTTTCGTAGTCTACATCCTGCACGGATACCGACATCTCTTGTGGGTTTGGTAAATCAGTTGTGTTGACCTTTAATACCGCCATCTAATATCAATCTCCTTATGCTAATGCAGGCTGACCTGTCCTTGCGGAATACGCTCTGCCCTCTTTCTGTACTACCTTGAAGATGCCTTTTGCATCGCCCTCAAGGGTTACTGTGACATTTGAACCATTGCCCATGACGGATGCTACGGCTGAAGCAACACCTTGTGAAACGGCATCAACGATCTGTTGGTTGTTGACAACGGCTGATTGCCCACCGATAGTGCCAACCATCTCTGGTCCGGATTCCCTCGCAATGAAGAGCTGACCGGAGTTAATCATCATTCCACCGCCTGCGTACTTCTCAACTGTACGCATTCCCTTGCTACCGATTGCCGTGTATATCTCGTTTACATGGACAGTTCTGTTGATGATCTCATCCCATACTGTCTTCAAGTAATACTTTCGATTAAAGGTGTTATTCAAAGCGTTAGCCAAATCGTTAGTCGCTTTAAGGACTTTGCCCTCAAGAGTATTTTTGGCTTCTTCCATGTTGCGTTTGAACTCTTCTATTGAGCCTTTGCCCATAATGAGTTTCCACGCTTCGCCTGCGAGGGTTGCCACATACTCCAAGTAATATCCTGCCGTCTTAATCCAATAGGCTACTACTTGGATAGCACCTGCCAACACATCGAACGCTCCCTTTATCCAATTAGCCAATGTCTGCCATACTCCGAACTCGTCACCAACTTTGATTACGGCATCCAATATGGTAAGCACGGACTTAACTACCGATCCAGCTGCACTTATAATTGATTCATAGAGGGAAGATACGGCACTAATAACATTTCTAAACCCAAAGACTATTGTTTCTATAGGCTTTTTAAATGCAGAAGCGACAAGGGAAGCCGTTTCCTTGACCTTATTCCACACTTCTTGTACGGTGTCTTTTATTTTGGCTAACGGAGCAAATCCCTTTGAGAGAAATTCTCCTATCTGTTTCAGCCATTTGACAACGCCTGCGAGTTTACCCTCAATGTCCGATACTTGACCGACATCTCTTTCCTCAAACATCTCGGTGTACTTGGTAGAAGCACCGCCCCCACCACCACCGCCAGAACCACTATCGTTCTGTGCTGATATATTATTGATCTCATCAAAAGCCATGAGTTGTTTTTTAAACTCGTCAGTTGCCTTTTTGGCAGCACCGCCTGCTTTCTTTTCGGAATCAGCAATCGAGTCTGCCCAAACAACGGCTCTGTATGTGGACTTGCCACCGAGTATTGCAAAGAACCTCGATATAGCGTTAGCTGCCGTCATCGCCCATGTTGCTATCTGTTGCAACACACCAATCAATGCCTGGAGTCCGGGGGCAACGATAACGGCTAAACTGTTTTTAAGAACAAGCAACGACTCTCTCGCCCTATCCATAGAATTGGCAAAGCCTGTCATCCCGGTTGAACGATCCCAATCTTCCAAGTTCTTAACGCCATCTTTGATTGCGTTAACTATTCCAGATATTATGGCTCTTAATGTGCGATAAATCAGCAGACTCTTGAACCTTGCGACTAACTTGTCTAGAGGTGTCTGTGTTTGTTTGATTTGATCTTTGAGTTCTTTAGCCTTATCAACAGTTTCTTGCATTCCACTATTGATTTTGCCAAGCATATTACGGAACATGTCTTCGGCAGAGGTCACCGCATTTCTGAACGTAAATGTTTTGGTGATATCTTCGTCAATAGATGTCCCTATATCTTTCCATGTTTGGTTTATCTGTTCTTGCGTTGCTTGGGCATCCTTTATCTCATTAACTATCTGCCTATAGTGTTCAATAGAGCGAGATGCCTTTTCTATGGAATTGCTTGTCTCTTCCCAAGACGAAGCACTCTCTGCATATGTTGGGTCGAGGTCAACCTCTCTGCCTTTTGTTATCTGCCCCTTTAACGAGGGATCTCTCGGTATCTGCGATTGCTTTATGGCTCTTCTTGCCATTTCAAGAGTGTTAGGCTTTACGCTATCAACGGCTTGAGCGAACTCTTTGACTTGATTTGTGGCATTGCTAATGTCTACTTTGCCCAAATCTTCAGCTGCCGACTTTACGTTTTCAAGGTTATCAATGGCTTTATCGATGCCTTTGGTACTACTAAGTTCGGAAGTTATCTTTAGTTGTATATCATCATACTCAATTGCCATCTTTACCCTCACTCATGAACCAACGTATAGTCCGTTGTCTGTTACGCTCTTTTTCTGCTTCCTTTTCTCTCTTTGTCATCGCAATAGGATAATCGAGGTATTCTACCCAGTCGGTCTTCTTGGATGACATATGGCTCATGGAAGCAACAACGGCTCGATGGAAATACAAGCCTTGTAGCCATGCATCATAGTTAGTTTGCTCTCTCCGATATATCTCGGCTTCTCTGTATGCTTTGACAAGCCACGGTTCACCAAACCAATACTGTTCATAGGACATACCCAACGACAGATAGTAGGGGAACATCTTGTCAAACAGTTCTGTAGCGGTTTGAGGTTCTGTAGTAGTCTCTTGTACTACAGTTCCACCGCCATCCGAGGGTTTGATTCTGCTTCCTCATCGGAGAACGTACTGTATGTTTCATAGTACAGTTCCATTAGACGAGCAAAAATCTTTCCTGTAGTCTCATTTATTCCGCCTAATACATCGAATAGTATCTTGTCCGTCTTATCCCTAGCGATGTTTTTGTGGTGCATACGGAAAGCATAGAAGAAGAAGTCTGCTCCAACTGTCATGGGGAACTTCGTCACCATGTCGGGATCAAATCCTCTCTGCTCTGCCCATTTAACTGTGTCTCTGTTAAACTCAAGAATGTAATTTTCGCCTGTCTCGTTATCAATCAAACGGATAGGCTTTACTTTTTCTTTCTTCTCAATCGTGGACTTTGCCATACTTCACATCTCCTACAAAATATTTAGTTGTGGTAGCAAGGGGTTTATTAAGGAAAACCCCTTGCGTAGAAAAACCTTATGTTGTGGATTTAGCTGCCCAACAGTTGCCACCCTGGGGGATGACCCTTGCAGGAATAGTGTCAACTACGTTCTGCTCAATGCCTGCGTTACCCCACAGTTCTACTGGTTCTGCTTTGAAGAAGTAGGACTTGGTTGCACCGGGATAGACATACTCAAACCAACAAGCCTTGTTGGCAGCTTTGCCTGTCTGTGCAGCGGTGACAAGAGTTTCCCATGCCGTGATGACGGCTTCGGTGTGGTTGAGAGTGAACTCTGCATCCGAACCTGGGTCTTGTCTGCCTTTGGCATATCTTGTGATCTCGTCTGTGATATCGGATGCATCGAGGGCATCGACATCCATAGACATCTCTGGAGCAGAACTGACGTTAGGAAGTACAGTATAACCTGTTGTCGGTCTTGTGCCTGCGGTTGCTTCAATCGCATATTTGACTTCTGCACCGACAGTTGTAATCTCTAATGCCATGTATATATCTCCTTATCGAGCGTAAACTCTAAATATAGTTGTATCTTCATCACCGAAATCGGTGCGTTTGATTAGACCGGAATATCTCAATTCAATACGATAGACAGTTCTGTCGAGGTTCGGTACTTGCTGAAGAAGTATCCGTCTGAACCGAAGTTCTGTCATGATGCCGTCTATCTCGTTGGCAAGTGCTTTGGCATCGGCTTTCTTTGTCTGCGAGTTAGTGAAGACCTGGATGGTATAGGTGACATTGACATAGTTATCAAGTGCCGTGGTGTCTTCTCCCTCTGCCCAAACAGAGTTTGCAGACTCCCACATATTCACACAAGGGAACGAAGCAGGTTCTGCGACATATTCACCATAGACTTTGATGCCCTCATGGTCATGTCGCAACTGTGTTGCTACCTTGTTGAACACATAATTTTCTAAATCAATCATCTAAATACCTCGTCAGCTGCCTTTTTGACTATGCTTGGCAAATCACTTATTGCGGTGTCAAAACCTCTCGCAGGGTGTTGTTCGTATTTGTACAAACCACTGTAGCCACTCGCTTCCCACACTTGATAAGTTTTTGAGTGATCTTTTGACCAAGAGCCTGGCATAAACGCTTCTTTTTCGCCACCCTTTGTAGGATAGATGCCGGGGTTTGCTTCAGCACCTGCACCAAATTCGATGAAAGCAACTTGACTCCCACTTACGGATATCTTTCGGTTATGTCCGTCTCGGTCATATTTAGCCATCGTGATGTCGGTGTTCCAACGCCCCCACGGGTCTGTCTCGCTAACATTGTTCTCGTTAGGGGTAACGGCAAATATTCTGCTATTAATAACGGAGCAAACTCCCAAAGCAACTTTATCCATAAACTTATCGATTAGTTCCTCTTGGCGTTCTTTTTCCGCTTTCAGTTCTTTTATGGCTAGTTCAATACTTTTGAAAGACAATATATTTACTTCAATTTTCTTGCGTTTTGCCATTGTCTACCTCACGCAGACGGAAGCCGGTATGGTGTCTCACCGTTGACTTCCTGCAAACCGATAAGCAATTGGTTGATGCATGGGATCAGTTTCTTTACTACATAGTTGTATGGCTCTGTAGTCGGTATCCCAACCCATAGTATCGTGTCCTCGGCTATAGGACATTTCATGTCCGTGGTAGCGAGAACTCTTGTGTAGTCATCATTCAAGCCAAAACGCTCAAGTTCTACCACGCCTTTGGGGACTCCGATATTTATCTTCAAGAGAGTAGGGGAACTGTACTGTTCAACAAACTCTCCTGTAGCATTGCCGTATTCGTCAACCACTTCCGTGCTTCCTATACGCAATGCATAGTAGATAGTCTGTCTGTTTCTCTGTACGCTTCTCATCCCTGCACCTTTGCTATCGGATTCACATGATTCTGTACATACTCCAACATATCGGAGTATTTCCAATGTCTGTGAATGCCGTTCTCGATAGAGAGTACCTGCCCCTCTGCACCTGCCTGTGCAAAGCCGTTCATGACCGCCATTATCTGTACGCCATCATAGGTTGGCGGTAGTTCTTCTGGAACACCGTTTGCTGAATATTCGTATTTGTAATTGAGAATAGTCTGTGAAGCCAAGTCGAGGTAGACCTGCAACTGTGCTTCAATGGACGGCTCGATAGTTGTCTCTTCGGGAAACAACATTGTCTCAAGCATCGTAAGTTTATCTGCGTTTGTCATTTGGTCTACCTCTCTAGGCTATTAATTGATTATGCGGATGCGATTGCCGTTCCGAGTCCGAGGTACAGACCATCGAGTTTCTGTGCCTGTACGAAGCAATCGTGATAGATGCGATAGTCGAATTTCCAGGCATCTGCTTCCTGGTTGACTTCGGGCGAGAAGACTCTCGGAACAAGGTGTTTGACAACCTGCATTGTGGCTCTCGGGTCAACGATAAGGAAGTTGATGTTGTTGCCACCGATTGTGAAGCCACCCATATCACCGTGGTTTGCACCGTCATTGAGTGTGCAAACTGTTGCGAAACGAGCCTGCGGTACTTTCACGATGCGGAGATCGTTGTACATCTCAATGTTGTTGTTGATGTCTTTCTCAAGGTTGAGAGTGTAACGGCTGACATTGGCTTTGAGGTTCTCATAGGCTTTCGGTGAAATGAAAGCGATACGACCCTCATGAGGAACTTCGAGTTCATCCATGTATGCCATACCTGCGTCAATCTGTGAAGCGATGTTTACGCCATTGCCTGCCGGGTCGGTAGCAGCGGTCTTTGCACCACTCTTTACCAACTGTGCATATTTGGCGAAACGATAAGCATCGACTTCGGGTACTACGTGTACTCTTTCAAACTCGCCCATAACAGAGCCAAATGCCATGCCGATTGTCTCGTCATTATCCATAGTATCGATGGAGAATGAACGACCACGGTCAACATTGAGGGTGTAGGTTTCCCAACCCTGTGTTGCATCGCCGACTTCAAAGCCTGCGTTACGGCTATAGTTGCCGAGTCCAACTGTTGCGGAATTGAATAACTGAATTGTCTTCGCTCCGATCCAACGGACATTGTATTCTGCGGTATCGAGAATAGAAGACTTTGCTCCATCCTTGTAGATTTCGTCAAGGATAGGTAAATACTTCTGTGCAAGAGCAATGCTATTGCTTACAGGAGCGGTCATTGTTGTTGCCATACTTTAAATCTCCTAATTAATTTTTTGGTTTAAGACCTGCATACATACGGAGTTTATCCATTTCCAGGTCTTCTGCTTGTTTGCCTGTCAGCGGAGAACCCTGTGTGGGTTGAGGTTGCTGATTAAGGACTTGTGCTTTTGTTCTCTGGATAGTGTCATCGAGAAAGGACTTCTGCTTTGTGAAGAAATCGTCTCCAAGACCATCGGGCAACGCATCAGCCATCGCTCTGGCGGTGTCGGCATCGTATCCCATCTCTAAATATTTAGCGGTATAGGTACTAGCCGTTCTCTCTCTGCGTAACTGATTGAGTTCTTCCATAATGGATGCTTCTCGTTCAGCAGCTTCACGCTTTGCCGTCTCTTCAGCCGTCTCTTTGGCTTTCAACTGACGTTTGTACTCTGCCACTTCGCTTGATGCCTTATTGAACGCTTCCTTGTACTTCATGATCTCCCCATCATCCTT